GCCTGATGTTTATTCAGGACATCCCAATCGTTTAGAACGGTATGGTCAATATGACACCATGGACGCAGACAGTGAAGTTAATGCTGCACTAGATATTTTAGCAGAATTTTGCAGTCAAACTAATGAAGAAAACGGCACACCTTTTCAGATAAAATTCAAAGATCCGGCTACTAATACTGAAATTAAAATTATTAAAAAGTATTTACAGCAATGGACCAAGCTGAATAAATTTCAACTGAGAATTTTCAAAATTGTACGCAACAGTTTCAAATACGGGGATTGTTTCTTTGTGAGAGATCCTGAAACACAATCATGGATGTTTGTTGACTGTGCTAAGGTAGATAAGATCATTGTTAACGAAAGTGAAGGTAAGAAACCTGAACAATATATGATCAGAGATTTTAATCCTAATTTTGAAACACTGGCCACAACAGCTATTAATCCCAGTAACGTTACAGGTGGCGGTAGTCAATACGGCGGCAGCTACGGCACAGGGCAAGGTGGTGCAGGTGGCAATAGAGGTATGACCGGTGCTTTTCCTACTAACATTACAGGCACAAGATTCTCAAGAACAGAAAATCAATATGTGATTCCTGCCAAGCATGTGATACACCTCAGCCTGAGCGAAGGACTAGACAACAACTATCCTTTTGGAACCAGTCTGTTAGAAAGTATTTTCAAAGTTTATAAACAGAAAGAGCTGTTAGAAGATGCTATCATTATATACCGTATACAGCGTGCTCCGGAACGTCGCGTATTTTATATTGACGTAGGCAATATGCCCAGCCATATTGCTATGAGCTTTGTTGAACGTGTTAAGAACGAAGTTAATCAACGTCGTATACCTAGCATAACTGGCGGTAGCCAAAGTGTTATCGATGCTGGGTACAACCCTTTGTCAATTAACGAAGACTATTTCTTCCCACAAACCGCAGAAGGCCGCGGCAGTAAGGTTGAAGTACTACCAGGTGGTACCAATCTAGGGGAAATTGATGACCTCAAGTATTTTACCAATAAGCTGTTTCGTGCTCTACGTATACCTAGTAGTTATCTACCAACTGGTCCCGATGACGGCGGTAGTAACTTTAATGACGGACGAGTAGGCACAGCATACATCCAAGAATTGAGATTTAACAAATACTGTGAAAGATTGCAAAGCCTAATGAATGATCAATTTGACACAGAATTTAAATTTTATCTGCATAATGAAGGCATTAACATAGATATGAATTTGTTTGATCTCAAATTCAATCCACCACAAAACTTTGCCAGTTATCGACAGGCAGAGATGGACACGGCTCGAGTTAATACATTTAATACTATGGTGGCTATACCTTTTGTCAGCAAGAGATTTGCTATGAAACGATTCCTTGGTATGACTGCCGAGGAAGTGGCAGAAAACGAAACCATGTGGCGTGAAGAAAATGTTGATGAAGGAGCAGAATTGCCTGCAACTGCTGAATTACGCAGTGTAGGAGTTACCACTGCAGGCATGGGATCTGATCTGTCAGCAATGGGTAGTGCAACAACTCCTCCGCCTCCTACAGAACCCGGGGAAGAAGCTGCTCCGGCCGGAGCAGCTCCGGTTGAGTCTACTCCCCCAGCATAAATATTCATATGATACTGAGAGAATTTATCTATTTCGATCGTAGAAAGTCAGAAATGACAGATGATCTACGCTATAATAGTGACCATGACACTAGCATATTAAATCCAGATGATTTAAGAAAGACTAGATTGACCTTGAGCATGATCAATGATCTACGCAAGGCAGGCGAGGCCAGAGAAAAAGAGCGTCGTGAAGAACTGGGATTAGTACGTAAAATGTATGCTGCACCGCCCCCCGAGGCTGCTGCCTAATAACTGACCAGTTAATTGCTGTTTCTCTAAAATAAATAATTCTGTAGAAATAATTGTTCTACTAAAAATCTCCTAAATTTCCAAAATTATTAAATTTTGGCCTATTTCCCACATCGTTAGTAACAATGCTGTAAATAACAGTACAGCCTTGCCGCTACCCTATAAGGAGATTAATCGCTATGTCTACTAAGTTTGAACAACTATTAGACTTTATTGTCAATGAAGGGATGGACAAAGCCAATGAGCTTTTCCACGAAATCGTTGTAGAAAAGTCAAGAGAAATTTATGAAAATCTAATTGCCGAAGAAGAAGATTTAGAAGTTGATGAGTCTGATGAACAAGAAGTTGATGAGTCTGATGAACAAGAAGTTGATGAAAGTAATGAAGAACTAGAAGATAGTTACATGATGGATTCTGAAGAGGACGAAATGGGCCCTCCTGAAGCGACTGATGATTTCGGTGGAGACATCGGTGCTATGGACGATGAAGAAGGTCCAGACGAGAATGCTAGTCCTGAAGAAAAAGTTAGATTCAGTATTCAACAGGCCATGGATGAACTACAAGCCGCATTTGACGCTGCTGATGATTTAGGCGGTGGCGGAGATGAATTTGGTGACGAAGAAGGCAGCGAATTCGGTGACGAAGAAGGCGGCGAATTTGGTGACGAAGAAGAAACCGACGAAATGATGGGCAACATGTTTGAAGGTCGCCGTTTGCGTGAGTATACCGAAAAAGTCGGTAACGACTGGGAAAAGAACAGCCAAAAGTCACAAGCTCAGTATGCAGGTGCCGGAACTGGTGATACAGAAGGCGCACCGGTAGAAGGTAAAAGTCCTATTGCTTCTGGCAAAAACAAACCAGGCCCGGCAGGAGTAGGTGCAGGTAACATTGCACAAACTGCCGACGAAGGTCAAAGCAACACCGGTACAAGTCCCGGAAAAGTAAACAACGGTGTTACAAAAACTGCCGGTGAAAAGTTTGCTAGCGGTAACGGTAATGTTCCTGGCGGCAAGATGGGCGTAAAGAACCTATCTAAAGTTGCTGGCGGACACGGTGCTGAGAAGAAAGGTGCAGGTCCTGGTCCGGTAGGTTCCGGTACAGGCGACAAAGCAGGTCAAACAAGCATTGATCCTGCAACTAAAAGGCCTTTTTTAAAGCCTTACAGCAGATAATTAGAGACCTGGGATGAAATTAAGTTATCTAAGAGAACATCTAAGTTTTGATCAATCAGGGATCGTCTTAGAATCCGACGACAAGGATGGCAAGAATCTTTACCTAAAAGGTATTGCCATCCAAGGCGGAATTCGTAATGCCAATCAACGAGTCTATCCGACAGATGAAATTGAACGTGCTGTTAAGACCTTGAATGATCAAATACAAAGCGGATACAGTGTCTTAGGTGAAGTGGATCATCCCGATGACCTAAAAGTTAATTTGGACCGTGTTAGCCACATGATCACACAAATGTGGATGGAAGGTCCAAACGGATATGGAAAGATGAAAATCCTTCCTACACCAATGGGCAATTTAATTCGAACCATGCTTGAAAGCGGGGTAAAACTCGGAGTCAGTAGTAGAGGCAGCGGTAACGTTGACGATATGAGCGGCAAGGTCAGCGAGTTTGAAATTATTACTGTAGACATAGTTGCCCAACCCAGTGCACCTGGAGCATATCCTACTCCTGTTTACGAACATTTAATGAATGCTCGTGGCGGGAATAAAGCATTCAAGGTAGCGCAAGAAGTTAAAGAAGATCCAAAGGCCCAGAAATATCTGAAAGAATCCCTCTTGCAGATTATTAAAGGTCTAAAATAAGCCCGAGGAGAAAAAGCAAATGGACGCATTCAAACAATTGGTCGAAAGTGGAGTAATGTCGGAGGACACTCGTTCTGTGATTGAATCTGCTTTCGCTCAAAAGCTACAAGAGAATCGCGACCAAGTCACCGCTGAACTTCGTGAAGAATTTGCACAGAAGTATACACATGACAAACAAGTCATGGTAGAAGCAATCGACAAGATGTTAAGCGACAGATTGGCCGCCGAAATGGCCGAATTGTACGAAGACAAAAAATCTCTAGCAGAAACAAAAGCAGCATACAAACAGAAAATTTCTGAAGATGCTAAAAAGCTAGAAGGATTTGTTATTCGTCAATTAGGTAAAGAATTAGTAGAGTTCCAAGGAGATCGTCAAAAGGTTTCCGAGAACTTTTCTAAACTAGAGCAGTTCGTAGTACATGCTCTAGCTAAAGAGATCAACGAATTTGCTATTGATAAACGTAATCTAGCTGAAACCAAAGTCAAGCTAGTTCGTGATGCAAGATCTAAATTTGAGGATATCAAACAAAACTTCATTAGTCAAAGTGCTAAAGTAGTTGAAAGTGTGATCACTAAGAAACTGTCTTCCGAAATTACACAATTGAAAGAAGATATCGAAAGTGCTCGCAACAACAGCTTTGGTCGCAAGATCTATGAAGCGTTTGCACAAGAATACGCAGGTTCTTACTTGAATGAAAAATCTGAAACAAGTAAATTGTTAAAGATTCTTACCAAGAAAGATCTACAACTTGCGGAAGCAGAAAAAGTCGTAGCTGAAAAAACTGCTGTTGTTGAATCCAAAGAACGCGAACTTCGTGTTACTAAAGATTTAATGGAGCGTAAGCAGGTTATGGCAGAACTATTGGCACCTTTAGGTGCTGACAAGCGACAGCTGATGCAACAACTTCTTGAGTCAGTCCAGACCAAGAAACTTGCTGATGCTTATGATAAATACCTACCAACAGTAATGGAAGGCGAGAAGAGAAAGGTAGCGAAACCTACTTTAACAGAAAGCACCGAAGTGACTGGTAATCGAGAACAAAAGCCCGAGGTAGGCTTAGACAATATTATAGATATCCGCAAATTAGCGGGTCTAAAATAAAACATTCAAGGAGACATAAATGTCAAAACTTTTAAATGAAAGATGGTCCGAGACCAAAGAAGCTCTGCTTGAAGGCCTACAAGGTAACCGTCGTGCAAGTATGGGTGTTTGCCTAGAAAATACACGCCGTTTTTTGGCTGAAGCAGCAACCGCAGGTTCAACAAGTGCTGGTAACGTTGCTACACTTAACCGTGTAATTCTTCCAGTTATTCGTCGAGTTATGCCTACTGTGATCGCTAACGAAATCATCGGCGTTCAGCCAATGACAGGTCCAGTTGGTCAGATCCATACTCTACGTGTTCGTTATGCCGATTCCGGTGACAACGTGGTAGCAGGTGAAGAGGCTCTAAGCCCATTCAAGATTGCTGCTGCTTATTCCGGTGGCAACGTTGATGCAACACCTAAAGCAGGTCTTACATCATTCCTAGAGGGTACACCTGGTAAGCGTATGAGCATCCAGATCCTCAAGACTCCAGTCGAAGCTAAGAGTCGCAAGCTATCAGCTCGTTGGACATTTGAGGCCGCTCAGGATGCACAAGCTCAGCAGGGTATCGACATCGAAGCTGAAATCATGGCTGCTCTAGCCCAAGAAATCACAGCTGAGATCGACCAAGAGATCCTAGCTAGCCTACGTGGATTAGCCAGTGTTGAAGAGACATACGACCAGTCATTAGTTAGTGGTACAGCTACATTCGTCGGTGACGAGCACGCTGCTTTAGCTATCCAGATCAATCGTGTCAGCAACTTGATTGCTCAGCGTACACGTCGTGGTGCTGGTAACTGGGCCGTTGTTAGCAACCAGGCTCTAACAATCCTACAAAGTGCTACTACAAGTGCTTTCGCTCGTACCACTGAAGGTACATTCGAAGCACCAACAAACACCAAGTTTGTTGGTACGCTAAACGGTGCAATGCGTATCTATGTTGACGCTTATCTAAGTGACACTGCTGATTCTAACCAGATTCTAGTTGGATACAAAGGTTCTAGCGAGGCAGATGCTGCCGCGTTCTATTGCCCATATATCCCTCTAATGAGCTCTGGAGTTGTTCTTGACCCAGCTACTTTTGAACCAGTCGTTGGTTTCTTAACACGCTACGGCTATGTTGAGCTTTCCAATACTGCAAGTTCGCTAGGGAACGCTGCCGATTACCTAGGAAAAGTTGCGATCACAAGCGCAAACGTTTCTTTCAAGTAATCAAACAGCAACACACTGCAACAAACAGAAAACGCCCTACGGGGCGTTTTCTGTTGGCTGTAATATAAATACTTTGTATGATTTACATAGGGTAAATTTTATGCAGAAATCCAACTGCGTACGGCCTAGAACGCCGTAATTTTTCAAGGAGAAAAAAATGGGACGTCCGATTAAGAAAAAGTTTTTTGGTAATACAAATCCATCGTAT